ATGCTGAGACGGCTTAAAGTCTGGTGCACCTTCTCCAGTCTCAAACCAAGCAGGATGCGTGACTCTGACACGATTGTTAGGCAAAGCAACGATGTTTCCTGTCCACTCACCGGCATCAAGCAATTGTAAAACGTGACTTTGTTTATGTTGCGCTGGATCGTCTGCTATTTCAGACTCAGAGTAATCCACTGTAAACAGATACTTTGCAGGGAAAAACTCCCCGTCTATTTTAGCCAACCAAGGACAGGGAGTGGCTCTGTCTATCACATAAACAGCGTGATTATGTGAAGAACAGTCCCAAGGTTGAGCGTCATATGTGTTCATGGGTTCAGGCCACTCTTCCAACGGTATGTCGGCAACCAGAGCGGTTATGGGCATCCTAGCCCACATTGCACCGCCGTGCACCGTATCTTCTTCCGCATCTTCGACCTCGCTTCCAGTAAATATAACTTGGAAACTGAGGCACCTGTTGGGCATAGACGTTACACCAACGACCATCGCGTGCAGGAACTCACCATGATAAGCCTCATGGTTATGAGTATACTCACGCCGTACCCACGCCTTGAAGTAGGGAACATTGCTGTACAAATATGACATCAGGCTTTAGATACTTTGTATCCCATCTTTTTGGCGGCAGCACGAAGTTGTGCAACAGTCATGGTTTTGCCGCCAACAGAACCGCCTTTTTTCATTCGTCTCATGGTTTTGCCGCCAACAGAACCGCCTTTAGCCATTCGTCTCATGGTTTTGCCACCAGCGGAACCGCCTTTAGCCATTTTCTTGACTCTGCCGCCGACACGGTAACCTTTTTTCTTCATAGCCATCTTAGTCTCCTTTTTAAGCATAAGTTAATTAAACGAGAGTGCCTTTACGCATCGGAGGACGCATCCCGCCGCTTGACATTGGTCTTCGGGAAGTTCCCATCATGCGATCCATACGATTAGCATTCATACCAGTCACATTACCACGCGGCTTTTGAATCGCTTGCGCCATTGCATCGCCAATGGTTTGCGCCATGTCTACAGCTCTGCGCACATCGCCAGCAACAGAACCACCCATCGCCATTTCTTTGCGAGGGCTGACCATGCCACTACCCATAACATTCTTTTTCATAGGACGCTTCATTTCTTTCTCCTTTTCACAGCCTTAACTCGTCTCGGTTTGCCGGCGGGTTGCCCCAATCGCTTTTTCTGAGATATTCTACTCTTTTTTTCGCTTGCCGACAATTCACTAGCTGTTTTTGGTGTTTTGGAAGAAACCCGCTTAGAGGGGCGACAATAAGGAACGCCGCGTTTTTCGCCCTTCTTGCGACCACACGGCTTGCCTGTGCTGACATCTTTCCAGTCTTCCTTGAACCAGCGCTTCAGAGCTAGGCCTTTTTTAGTTTTGCGTACAGCCATTACGATTGCTCCACAGAACCCTTGGTTCTCTTACGGCGTGTCGGTAAAACAACCCCACAGCCTCTTGCTACTGCCGTGCCCTTAATTTGTTTCCCGTGAAACTTTCGCTTGGGCTTAGTAGGTTTTACCGCGTTTCTTGCCACTAGACTTCCTTTTGCTTTTCTTTTTACCACCTGTGCCATAATTAGCGGCACCGACTTTTCTGCACTTAGCAATTGCCCCTGAGGCATAAGCGCTTGGAAAAACCTTGTAGCGAGCTTTTACTTTACGATAACATGCATCTTTTGCCATACCATTACCTTTAGTAATCTGTTTTGATATTGAACTTCGCGAGATTGTCAACATTCTTCTCCGATAAAAAGGCCTGCCACATAGGCTTAATCATCTCATAATTAGCAGCTACTTTACCATGTGTTTCAGCAAGCTCTACTTTCAGCTCAATAACGCTGAGTCCAACCCAACCAATAAATCCAACGGACAAGACGGAAAAGAAGCTAACCAAACCAATTAGAAACTTATTTAGCATTTCCATCTCCTTCGGGCCGCGCAAATACGCTTTTTGGGCGTTTTCTTACAGCTAATGTTATGCATCTTCATCTGACCTTTTGACCGGCTACAGTATGATGCACGGCGTTTTGCAGCTTCTGATCCTTTTTTTACTTTACCAGTAACAGCCGTCTTAAGTTTTGAGCCGGGGTTGGCTCGGCGGTATGCCTTGACTCCAGCCTTAGTCATTCCCGCCCCAGCTTTCGTGGGGCGGAAATTCTTTTTGTTGCGCTTCGGCATCTTTGCGGCTTCACGAGCCATTAGCCAAAGAACCCCGTGATCGAGGAAATGTTTGTCAGTGTGACATGACAATCTTCCTCAAAAAGAATCCCATGGTCTGGGATGGTCACTTGCCGGTCATCAGACGTAGTGAAGGCCATGCTCAACAGAGTCGTCCCAGATGCGCCGCCGTCTCTGACCACAACCGCAGGACTACCTGATGTTGCCGTCTTGACTACAAAGGACTTGAGCCGGCTTCTACCACCCAGCAGCGTGCCTGTTGAGGTGGCTGTCTTTGCTACGATTGTTCCTGCCATAACGGCCTCCTATTAGCTATCAGCGAATGGAGTAGCAATCGTACCAGAACCAATAAGTACGCCTTGAACCATGTATTCTGCGGTAGCAAGCGCAGTAACCTGAACATACGAGTTCTTGTCACCGCCTGTGGTGCCACCATTCAGGCTGATGACATCGTTAGTCGCCCCTGGCTGGAAAGCCTTGATGGTGCCGTTGTTCACGCCCAGCACAATTGATCCGACATACTTGTCCGTGCCATCGGTTTTGATGTCCAGATCAGTAGCATCTGTGCCAATGAAGAACGTATAGGTCGCGCCGATTTCGGATGATTTGATTGAAGGAAGAGTAACCGCACCATCTGCGTCATTGATCTCAATGATTTTACCCGCGTGAGCAGCAACGGTGAGAGTGGTTTCTGCTGTGATGTTTACAACAGAGTTTGATCCAGCATTGAACATCCCTGCTTGGGATACAATGGGACCAGAGAAGGTAGTCCGAGCCATGTCTATCTCCTGTCGTGGCTAGTGTCAGGTCCACCTTGGACCTGTCAGGATACGAACAGGATACACTAAAAAAAGCGGAGCCGCAATGAATACGGCTCCGAGTTAAGGGAGGAAAACCTACATCTGTAAGGTCTCAATAGTATAACGAAAAAAAGGGCGGCTGTATAGCCGCCCTTTCACCCAGTTGGAGGACTAGGATTTTTATGCGCCTGGTGAACCAAACACGCAACGCGGATCGGAGAAGCCGAAGCTGTAACGCTCACGAGCCTTGAACCGCATGTTGCCAGTGTCAAAGTCTGCTTCCATTTGAGTGGAAAGCGGCACACGATCAAAGTGGATGAACCCACGAGGTGCATCAGTCATGAGGAAAAACGCATCCGAATCCGTCAGGAAGTCGTTGACGGCATAGCCATCAGGGAGCATTCCCATTGAACGAATAGCGTTAACATCATTGTCCGCAGTACCCACACGCAAGTTGGACACCATCAGACGCTCGGCGATGAACTGAAGCTGACGAGGAATCACCAGCTTAGTACCGCGAAGAGCGACTTTCAGGCCACGCTCGTCTACGAACCCAGCAATGCTAATCAAAGCGTCCTCAAGAGAGGTCTCGTTCAGATCAGCAGCAGTGCTTGGCTCGTTGGCGAAGGTGCCACCATTGGTCAGCGGGTGATCAGTTGCACAAAGTTCTTTGCCGTCACCACCAGTCACGGTGCTGTCGAAGGCGTTGTTAAGAACAGCTGCAGCCTTAACCTGCTTAGTGTGGGCCATTGAACGAGCAAGAGCACGAGTGTAGCGAGAGGACAGACGATCATAGAGATTGTCTTCCACAGCTTCTTCTGTGATTGAGAATGCTAGTGCAATGGTTTCGTGGTTGTACCGAGCAGTATATGCTTCATTGGCATCGTCAAAATTGACGGCGGAACCTTCCGACTTAGTCGGAGCGGCACCAAACCCGGAAAGCATAACCTCTTCCTCGAATGCTCGATCTGAGGACTCGGTGGTGTAGATTTCGGCGTGCTGGTTTTCGTACCGGGCGTACTCCATGCCAAAGAGGGCATTAAGACCAGGTTCCAGCTCTTTCGCCAGTTGTGCGCGAGAAATAGCCATTACTGTGCCTCCTTATACGCCAGTGGTCGAAACAGTGCCACCTGCGATAGCACCATTGGCACTATTGAAGTGGTTGTTCAAACGCACGATTACAGGGATACCAGCTGCGGTGAAGTCCTGATTTGAAGGATCTTCCTGCCAACCCATGATACGCAGATTCAGCGTATTTGTGGTAGCAATGGTGCTAACAGCCAGAGCAGCGGAGGATTTACCTGTAGTGGTAGAACCAGAAGTGCCGCTAGAGAAGTTAGCGTTTGCAAAGACATGACCACGAAGGGTCGCCTCGCTGGTCAATGATGCATCAGATGCGATGGCGTACATCTGCATCG